CCATTTTAAAAAATGATCGTCTTAGTACTCAGACGACGATCGTGTGGTGCGAAATGGTTTAAACGGTCGAACACCTCGAACACCTCGAACACCTCGAACACCTCGAACACCTCGAACACCTCGAACAAATAAAGGAACGTACGCGCGTAATTGCAATTGTCGTGCCAAGTTTACGCACTATGCACGAACCGTGCCGACTTAAACGCATGCACGAACCGTGCCAAGTTACGCGCCTTGCACGAACCGTGCCAAGTTTGACGGCCGTATTGGGTACAGTCCGGAATATCATAGGTTGAACCTACATTATCGAGCACACTAACCGATAACGTAGGTTAAACCGTTACTATCAGACGGTCAACGATAACGCAGGTTTAACCGTTATTATAAAGCAGCGAACGAAAAGGTAGGTTCTAACTACACTATCAGACGGTAAACGAAAAGGTAGGTTCAATGTGCATTATCAGACGGTAAACGAAAACGTAGGTCAAACCTTCATTATCGGACGGTAAACGAAAAGGTAGGTTCAAAGCACGTTATCAAATAGTCATCGAAAACGTAGGTTCTAACTGCAATATCGACAGGTCATCGAAAAGGTAGGTTCTAAGTAGGTTATCGAAGAGTCATCGAAAAGGTAGTTTTAACCTATATTATCGTCGAGACTCCTCGAAAAGGTAGTTTAAACCTTGCTTTTCGAAAAAAATGGAGAAAATGATGTTGTCTATTAGAGCAATTTCGATGTTGTCTATTAGGCCATCTTGGCAATTTGGAGCCAAATCAGAGCTTAACTTGCGCGATGAGAGCAGTTGCGCCGTCGTTCCGAATAAAAATAAAATAAAAATTAAAAAAAGTTTTCAAGGTTCAACCTAAACTTTCAACGAATGGTGAATGTTTATAGGTTGTCGCGCACCGCGACATGGTTAACTCTATTGGTGAGCAACCTCTGGAGCAATAATGACATTGAGCATGGAACAGATCATCAATACGCTTGTAGGCGCTGGCTATGACTTCTACAACATATCGCCAGACAAGATGCCGACCTACCGTAAAGACATCATATGCGAGTTTGAGAAGAGGTGTCAGCTATTGGTCGAGGCATGGGCTTACGACGAAATAAACATGTACGAACTGGTAGATACCGAGGTGGATGGGACGGTCTACCGTTCAGCAGAGTGGAACACACCGGACCCAGGACACAGGTTTCACGTGGAACTACCGGGAATGAGGGTCGAAGATCTGTATTACACACTCGGGGAGCATGTTGTCTATAAGCTATGGATGGAGGAGCATGAGCTTGAAGTGGGCGCAGAGGTCATCTCAGCCACTTGCACACCCGAGGGGATGTCGGTTGAGATGGCAATCACCCTTTTCAGGGAGGAAAACGGCATGCATTCGGAGGAATGGGGAGAGATAGCAGAGGATGGATTCCTCTACTGGCAACAACAACAACTGGAGAAGAAATGAATCTCAAATTCAAACCACACAAACTGGGTATGAACGCCATTATGGGAACCAGGTATATCAACCCCAAGAAGCTCAGGCTCGACCTTGGTTTGTCGTGTAGGGCACTCGGTGAGCGGTGCCAAGTATCTGGCTCGACTATCGCGGGCTGGGAATCCAGACGACGCACGCCAAATGTTGTGCAGGTCTGGCAACTTGCTGGGGCATTGGGAATCGTGCAGGCCAACATGGGCAAGTTGGTTGCGTACTGGGCAATCGTAGACGACTAAGGAGTAAGAGCAATGGCATGGGAGACTTTGGACGTAAACGACTGTGGGTTCTTCGCACACGTGCTATCGGCTACAGATCTAATCGTATACATCGGTGACTTTGATTACACGGTATGCGATGGGTCTGTGGTCCTTGGGAACTTCACTGAGCTACACGATGCGATGGCATTTGCAGAAGACTACGATGCCCGCTGGTGTGAGCAGAATATCTCTACTGAATGGGTAAACCCCAATACCGGCAGCAAACGCGGCCCGTATGGGAGGAGCAATGGAGGGTAGTTGGGAACATTTCATATCTCTGAAACTACCAGGAGAAGGTGTAGCCATGGGAAGGCCCCGTTTCAACCGGTACACCGGTGGTGCGAGGCTTCCAAGCAAAACCCGCAGGTATCTACAGTTGGTTTCCGATATTGCAGAGAAGGCATCGTGGGGTCTGGACGTGCCAATAGCTCGCGCCACGCCTGTGAGGGTGACCATCACTGCTGTCTATAAGAGGCCCCAGACAAAGTTTAGGAAGAAAGACCCGGCAGGGAGGATGCTCAAGACGACTAAAAGCGACTTGGACAACCTGATCAAGAGTGTCGGCGATGGTTTGGATTGCCTCTGGACCGATGACGCCCAGGTGTCAGAGATCAGGGCTACCAAATGGCTTGGTGCAATCAAGGGTGAGCGCAAAGACAAGACATCTGAGCTGCCATTTGTGCAGGTCGACGTAGAGGTTTGGAATGCTGCCAGTTGACGTTTGGCAATGGGATGACGACTGGACAGCCCTGTATTTGGAACGGTCTGCGATAATGGAGTTCGACGGGGGCCTAACGCGAAGAGTTGCAGACTTTAAGGCGCAGTTGTCTATTAGGAAGATGGAGGAAAACTATGGCGAAACAATGCGACACATGCCGTCACGGCCCGAATCCAGACGGAAGACTCTTCCCCCACGCTGGGCAGAGCGGTTGCCAAAGGATGTTGAAGATCGACAACGTGTTCCCGAACTTATCAAGTGAAATGCAGTACGCGGCAGAAGACCTGTCAACAGGCATTGTCATATTCCTTCAGAGCATGTGGAGAAATGAAGGGAAAGACTCAACAATTGAGTGCCCAGGATGGCAAAAATGAGCTGGAACGGTGACCAACTATTCGCATCGAAGAAGCATGACTGGCGAACGCCACAACATGTCTTCGACTACTTCGATAGCTTGTACAAGTATGAACTCGACGCTGCCGCAACGGCAGAGAATACCAAGTGCAAGAGGTACATCACACCAGAGCAAAACGCACTTAGTATGGAGTGGGATCTATCACACCCAGGAGTACGAAGCGTTTGGCTGAACCCGCCGTATGGCAGGGGACTGGGAGAGTGGATGAAGAAGTGCCACAACGAGGCACGCAAGGGAAAGATTGTAACGGCATTAATAATGGCCAGAACTGACACCCGGTGGTGGCATGACTGGTGCATGAAAGCGGCATGCGTATACCTGATCAAGGGAAGGATCAGGTTTGTGGGACCAGATGGAGTCCCTGGAAACTCAGCACCAGCACCATCTGCTTTGGTTGTTTGGGGGTGGTGGGAAGTGTTTGGCCCCACGTTTCGGGGTTGCGAGATTCCAAAATGACAGAAGGAAGGAAGCTACTGGAAGTTATCAACGAGAAGGAGGCAAGGGAACTTGTTAAATACACTATCTTATTGGAGCAAACTGGTTTATGGGAGAACGCACTGGATCTTATGCACGCATTAGCTTCTGAAGGTGCATTCTTGATCAATGGGGCACCTCGACTCGATGACCCGGAGGGAAAGAGATCAGAGCATGATGCGGAAGTGATGGGGGAGATCATCACAACTTGCATCGCCACAGAGTGCGATGAACTGGAAGCGGTCTGTCACAACGTCATTGGATGGGTAAGACGGGGAGTAAAGCCACAGAAATGGACAACTGCGGGAACGCCCGGAAACGCCCGTGAAAGGCTTCAAGAGGGGCTTAAGGCCAAGACGTATGAACGGATCGCCAAAGAGCAACAGGAGGAAAGAGAGAGGCGGAGAAGACAGGCTCCACCACCATTGGACGTGGATGCCAGCAACTATGAGAGGGAAATGATGGCGCGGCTTAGAAGGGAGCCCGCTGTCAGGGCGGCGATGGCCAGAGAGCTTGGGGCAAAGGTGTCTGGGGAGCCACCGAAAGCATCTGGCGTCGTCTGCCCGCGTTGTGGAAAGAAGAGCATTTGGTTCTATATCGACGTGGACCGCATGACCACAGCCCGATGCAATCATCAGAACTCATGCGGATACTGGGGGTCGCTTTATGACCTCGCAAGAGCAATAAATTAGGAGAAAGCAATGCCAGCAAAGAAGAAATCAACTCAAAAGTCAGACGACACAGGCGTGCCTGTACCGCCGCCACCAAAAGAGAAGCATGGTGGACTTGTTGCCGCGCTTCATGCTGCACAGTGGAGGGCAAAGCGGATCGATAAAGACTCTAAGAACACCTTCAGCAACTACGACTACACCAGTGCTGAAAGCATGATGTCTATGTGGACAGAGCTGAGTGGAGAGCACGGGCTATCACTGTTTCCACTTGAGTTGAATATCAGATACACGCCAGGAGATCCGCCAACCCTGGTTACGACATGGCTTCTTAGTCACCTTTGCGGTGAAGACCGGACACTAACGATGGAGTGGCCCGTAGTTACTGGAAAAGGAAAGCCACTGGATAAAGCCATAGCCAGCGCCCGAACTTCGAGCTTGGGGTATCTGATCCGTGATTTGCTCATTGCCCCCCGCGTGAACCCAACTGACGACATGGATCACACCAAGTGGAGCAGTACAGAGAAGAAGAAGACCTACAACAAGCCAAGACCAACCCAGGAAGACAACATTAGGGAGTTCTGGATAACAGTTAAGGGGTATGGGTACACACAAGATGTAATCAACTCGTACTGTCAAATGCGTGGGGCCAAGATGCCAGACGAGATGACAACATCAGAACACTCTCGAATGCTGGAGTGGCTAATGAGCCCTAAAGGCAGAGAAGCAATCAAGAACTACAAAAACTCTAAATAGGAGAGAGCAATGCCCGCAAAAGTAAACATCTTAGGAAGACTCACGCGAGATCCTGAAACGCGAGAGACATCGAAGGGAACTGTTACCAGTTTCTCTATGGCGTCCAATAGCGGATGGGGAGATAACAAGACCACCACCTATTTCGACTGTGCCTGCTTCGGCAAAAGGGGTGAGAGCCTACAGAAGTATGCAACGAAAGGTAAGCAGCTTTGGATAAGTGGTGACCTGTCAACCCGATCATATCAATCTCGGGACGGTGTAGATAAAATGAGTCTCAATGTTAAAGTTGATGACTGGCACTTCACTGCATCCGGCGACAACCAATCGCCCAAACAGCAGGCGCGCCCGGTTTCTACGAGCGTTGCCGATGAGATGCCGTTCTGATGCCGGTTAATACAAAGATGGCTGCATCCTTCTCAGAATATGTCCAGACGTGGAACGACGCATACAAGCTCAGGGAGCGTTTGGAGGGGTACTCAGCAGGGCGCCTACGCCTACTCCCACGCGAGGGTCTGATCGTTCTTGAAATCGAGAAGATGCCTGTGGCGGTCTGCGCTACTGGGAAGGATGCAGCCTATGATGTTGTCGTTTGTTTTGGTCGCTGGGCCACTAAAGACGTAGACTGCTAAAAGAAAAGGGGATGGGGGACAACCCGACCCCCACCCCCAGAGCAATGACTTTGAGCAATGCCCACAAGGGGCATCGCCATCATAACCTATGTGAGGCTACCCGATGGAGTTGAATAAGATAGCTGAGATCTGCAAGGTACGTTCAGACCTGTTCGAGATGGACGTATGGCAAACCCTGGACCGCAAGAGGGACCGGGTAGATAAGGACGGAAACGTCACCGAGATGGGGAAGCCTTACTCGAAGGTGACCAATGCCGTGAAGGTCTTGAGCAATGATTCCAGATGGCAAGATCGGATCAAGTACAACGAGTTCGCCAACACTGTCGACGTGGATGGCGAAGAGATCATCGACGAGAACGAGACTGGAATCGCGATGTGGCTGGACCGGGTCTACCAGCTTGAGATGCCTACCAACAAGGTGGCAGAAGCAGTCAGATATGTGGCCAGGAAGAACCAGTGGCACCCGGTACGAGAATATCTTGACGGAGTTTATTGGGACGGCACCCCAAGGGTGGACAACTTGTTCCAGGAGTATTTCGGGTGCGGCCAGAATGAACTGTACCAGGAGATCGGTAAGCGCTGGATGATCGGTATGGTGGCGCGGATATTTGAACCTGGGTGCAAGGTCGACACGGTAGTCATTCTTGCTGGACCCCAGGGGATCATGAAAAGCACAGCCCTGAAGACGATGGCGGTAAAGGACGAATGGTTCAGCGATTCCGCCCTCGATATGCGGTCAAAAGACTGCTACCAAGCTCTAAGTGGAGGGATCTGGATTTATGAGCTTGCAGAGCTTGCGTCTATCCGGCCCAGAGAGGCTGAAACCGTAAAGGCATTCCTAAGCTCAAGACAAGACCGCTTCCGCCCGTCATACGGAAGAAACATGGTCACCCGGAAGCGCCAGACCGTCTTCGCTGGAACCACCAATGAAGCAGAGTTCCTTAGTGACAACACCGGCAACCGTAGGTGGCATGTCATCAAATGTGGAAGAGTAAGCATCCCAAAGCTCCAGAGAGACATCGATCAGCTTTGGGCTGAGGCTGTAACTTTGTACCGCAACAATGAGAGATGGTGGCTGGATGCCAGCGCATCGCAAGAGTTGGAAATCATCCAGCAGGAGTTTCGTCAGCAGGACTCTTGGGAGATGGCAATATCTTCCTGGCTTATCAGAAACGACCACGCCTTCACTGTCTGGGAGATCCTGGAGAAAGCCATCGGGAAAGAAGCCCACAGCCAAACGAAGTCCGATTGTATGCGGGCCGCTGCTATCCTTCGCAGTCTTGGATGCATAAAGGGGAAGAGGAAGCGGATTAATGGTAGAATGGCGTACCCGTGGCTCAAAGCGGGTAAAGGAAAGGAAGGAGAATAGTGCTGAGTAGTCCTTGGAGGGAACTGCTTAGTGCAGGCCCCAGGTGCTTTGGGTGAGCATCTGGGGTCACCTCATTGGTCGAGCGATAAATCGAACCATATCATCGACTTTAATTTGGAGTTGTCGCATCTCTTCCAAAAGCCTGTCGACACCCTCTTTACGTTCTCGATCAAGCTTTGCCACAACGCCATCATACCTATCGCGAACCGCTTCTTCTTTGGCTTCATGTTTTTCGATCATGTCGTTGAGCTGCTTTTGCCAGGTTTTGGCCATCATCTCAAATCTTTGATCGGAATCTCTTCTTTGCCCGTCTATCTTGGCTTCCTGCCTGTCTTGACGCTTCTCTGCCTTGAGATGCATGTAGATCAGGAATGGGATCAGGCCTAACGATGACCAATCCCCTGCGACGGCCATCGGATCCATAACTACTCCTCGATTGGATCTGCCGCTTCTTCGCCTTCAGGGGCCTCTGGAGCTTCTTCAGGCTTCTCTTCCTGCTCCTTGTCCTCTTTGGCTTCTTCCGGCTCTTCAGAGGGCTTCTGAGGCTCTTCTTTCAGCTCTTCAGCCTTCTCGTTTAATTCTTCTTGTTCAATCTCAGGATGCAGCCCCTCAATGACAGCGATGCGCTCCTCCATGTCGAGAAGTTGAGCCCCGCCATACATTAGGGCTCCCACAACGGCCGCAACTCCTCCAGCAATCTTCTTGTCCATCAGTCCACCAAGTCTTCAATTAAATCAATGATAGCGTAGAGAACCTTCTCTTCTGTTCTCTCATTAAGCATCGGGATATCAATTTTGCCCGCGATTGTCTCTACAAGCCACTTCTTTCGGGCTCCCTCGTCTTCTGGGAACAATTCATGGGCCAGGCGAACCGCAGCCCTGAAAATTCGGCGGCGACGTGCCCTCCGCTCTTCTCTGTTTTTGATCGCCATCACTTCTCCTCGATCAATGTGTATGTAAAGCTCTTCCAGCCGCGTTGTCGGACTTGTTTATGGCAAAGCCTCATAAACTCATCGAATCCCGCAGGATCAGCAAACACGCAACACCCGGCAGACCACTTGTAGTTGTTCTTGGAGATCTTGGTCGCAGATGAACGGTGAATATTTAAGGAGAACCTGCCCTCCTCGATAGTTTCAGGATCCATATCGATAATTTCATCCATATTTTTGTCCCGAAAGCACTTCATCTTTCCAGTCTGGACCAACGCGGTGTAGGACTTGTGCGTCCCAATCGAATGACTGCCTCTGTACTGTCCAGGGGCTGTGATTGCCGTTCCCTTATCGTGCCAGTCCTTCGATGCTGTCTTCAGGTAATAGGTGCCTGGATCTGTGGTACAAGCCCACATGTGCTGGCGCCACTGGCCTTGGCATTTGTAGATCAGAAAGATTCGATCATCAAATTTCCCAGCCTTGCGCTCCTTAGAACGCATGCCAATGATGTTCATGTCCCAATCCCCATTGGAAAACACCTTATGACCGAGGGCTTCTACTTGTTCAAGAATAGGGGGAAGTCTCATATGCTCTCCTACGGGACAAGAAGCTGAAGCATGTAGGCGATAATGGTCACACCACCCATGGCCCCGACGATCTTCTTGTCCAAAGTTGAAACCTTGCGCTCAAGGAAATCTAGCCGAGTTGACTGCACCTCCATCAGCTTTTCACGCGCAGCAGCGCGCTCATCAAGACGCGCAACGTAAATCTTGATCTCAGTCAGGCTGTTTTGAATGGATGCAATCTGGGCGTCTGGCATGACTACTCTCCGAGGCTTTCAATGGCTGCCTTAATCTTAGAGGTAACCTCTCTTCTTAAGGTGTCATTTCGATCGATATCCTCTACCCTGGACTCGGGAACAAACACCTCTACCACATAGCCATCCATAAAATCTGTGGCACTGCCATCATCATTGTACTGCTGGTAGTTTGCTGTTCGGGCTCCCGCTATGTACATAATATCTTTCATTACAGAAATGCCTCCACGACAATACGCTCCCAGGTAATCGCCTGCGAACCGTCGTTTCCTGACTTGGTTCTGAGCTGCACATAGGGTCCATCATAATCGGCGTTACTTCGCCAGAAAATGGCCTTCTGCGAGTTTGTATAGCCCGTGTATCCTTGCGTGCTGTTTTGAGCCCGATACGTGTGAGTGGTGCCCGATCCAGTAATAATATCTGTCGTGTTCGAGTCTCCTTTAGAAATCCAAACACCTTGCCCGGCGTCCTCTATTACTATGACTCCATTGTTTGCGTCGTTGGGGTCGGCTGCACTTCCTGAAGATTCTGTTCCGGTCGGAGTGCCATCTCCGAGCGTGTCCTTAATCGTCCTTGAAATCCACTGATAAGCAGGAGTCGTGTTTATGCAGTCGTATACAGTCCAAGCAGCAGGATTTGGGCTAGCGGCATGTTTCCTCCAGTAAGAACCAATTCCGGCCCCAACAAAGTCAGCATTGTGGCTCACGACTAAACCACTAAAAGCCACGCTGACCCGTAGACGTGGAAACCCACCATCTGAAAGCCTGGGTACGTGAGGAATTTTTAGGTCCAATCGAGATTCTGCTGAGCTTGAGCTTGCGAAGTCTACAACTATCCCCGTATCAGCCGTCACGGTCCAGCTTTGATCCGCCGCAGTACCCATAAATAAATGGTACTGCAAGCCCTCAAGAGTCGTCAGGGAACCGGCGTTTTCGGTTAGAGCCCCAGTCGTAGAGATGTCGTTACCCTTGAGATTTAGATCCCAAATGGTGCGCCACCGTCCAGCCAGATGGGGCCGATTGTTCTCAAACCCAACAACGCGAGTAAATCGTGAGCGACGAGTCATCAGGCTATCTCGTTAACGAAGCCGTGCAGGCAAATTACGTCAGCACTGGCCGCAAAGGCCGTTACCACCTTAGTGTTGTGGAGAATCAAGCCGGGAATTACCTGCATCAAGCCCTCCTTGGGCGGTACCGTTACAATGATATTCCCATCAGCGGCTGTGGTGGTCCCCCACTCGATCGTTAACTGTACCGAAGCTGCACTGGTATTGGTCGCCCATATCCAAACCTCGTCGAAGGTCCCGTCTGTGGTTCCTGATACCGCAGTATGAACCGTCGTTCCCGTCGAGCTGGTAGCTGCTACCTTGACGGCCAAACCGTCAGCGGCTCCGCTTAAATGTGCCTTAGTGAATGTCGCCATAATGAACCCCTAGCTGAATACTTGGTTTGCAATAATTTGTTGAGCGGCATCTGCGGCCGTGAGCGATCCATCTGATGTCATCGCTGAGGCTGTAGAGCTTCCACTGACGGAGAGTTGTCCACTAGATGCGGAGAGTCCTGTGCCAGCCATTCCAGAGACAAGATCCGCAATAGTGTCCCGCTTGCTGTTGTTACTGTCATCTGCATCAACAAACCCGAAAGAGTCCGCTGCGACATTGACAGCAGCCTCAGTCAGGGCGCCAAGGTCTGTCCCGCCACCAGAGGCGTCAATGGTCACAGTTGTTCCACTTACGCTTGTAGTTACGTTTGTTCCGCCAGTAAAGGTAAGGGTTCCGCTGCTTGTGATGGCGGTAGCAGAACCAGAATCTGCTGCTGGCGTAATGCTTGTGACTGTACCTTGATATTGATCTGTAGAATCAATGGTGACGGTTGTGCCGCTTACGGTAGTGTCGACATTCGTTCCACCAGTAAAAGTCAATGTGCCAGATGATGTAATGGCAGTAGCGGACCCGGTATCGGCCGCTGGGGTGACACTGGTGACTGTGCCCTGATATTGATCTGTCGAATTGATCGTAACCGTAGATCCGGTTGCGGCAGTTGTAACGTTGGTGCCGCCCTCAAAGGTAATGGTCCCCGATCCCGTAATCGCGCTTGTAGAGCCACTATCACTGGATGCCGTGACGCTGGTGACAGTTCCGTTGTTGTCTGCATCAATCGTTACAGTGGTGCCTGAAACAGAAGTAGTGACACCCGTCCCGCCCGAATAAGTAAAGGTTCCAGAGCTTGTAATGGCGCTTCCAGAGCCGGCATCGGCTGCTGGAGTAATGCTAGTCACAGTACCGGTCGCGCTTGAGTTCAACTGGCCGCTCGATGCGCTTAGGCCAGTTCCAGCCATTGCGGAAGCCAGATCTGTCAAAGCCTCCTTCTTAGCTGTACCGGTCGCGCCGCCATCCAAGAAGAGCATGTAATCGGAAGAAACATCTATTGCTGCCTCAGTTGTTAAAGCCGGGAGTTTCCCGGCAATATCATCCACAGACTCTACAATCTGAGTGCTGCCATCGGAATCCAACAGAAGCATTTTGTCTGCGGTGGCAATCACGCCGTCAGACAACTCGCTGATGTCCAGGTTTACCGTAACGCTACCAGAGGTGCCTCCTCCAGAAATAGCTGTTCCAGCGGTGACGCCAGAAATGGTTCCACCACCACCACCCGTTACACTTGGTCTTGAGACAGCCATTATTCACCCCAACCAACAGAGATTAAGTATTCTGCCGAAATGGCATTATCGCTGCCCGTATCGGGAGAAGATTTATGGTACAGCTTACCGGTGCTGCTGTAGAAAGGCACGCCGCCGGTCACCTGGTTATCAACAGTAGCTGCCGCTGTGCCGTTCTCCATCACTACGTTGACCCCGGTTCCACCAGAGGTACGGGTCAGAATCGGATCGACCGTCGAGCCGCTGCCTGATGTCTTCACGCAAGTCTGGCGAAGTACCCTCCCCTTGGTGACGCCCAGATCAATAGTTTCTTCGGTCGAGCTTGAAGCGCTCGTTTCTGTGATCTGGACAACAATTTCGTTGCCCTTTCGAGTAACCGTATTGGACATTTCTTCTCCGTCAGTCAGTCATTCAAGAAGTGTAGGTATCCCTATCAGGGATTCTATCAATGGTTAGAGTAATTACCCAAGAATCCACGCTCCATGCTTTCGCTGAAACAAAGCACGATTGGTTCGTAAAGCCGAGGTTGCTATCGGTCAAAGATACAATATCTCCCAACATCAGAAAAGCAAATCTGGGAGCGGCCAGGTATCTTACGCTTTGTGCGGGCAGCGCTTCTGTATCCGAGATGTATTTAATGATTTTCTGAGCCGTGCTTCGATCGTACACGTATGCGCTCTCAACCCTTTTCCATCTTTGACCATATCTGGCAATAGATGCCCTTGTGGCGTCAGTAGAGAAGCTGGATGGATCGCCAGACTGCTTAATTCCGGTAACCCCATACCGACACGGGCTGTTCTCGTTCGCATTAAATGCATATCCAATGCTAATCGAGTTGTATATTTCAGAAAGTCCAGCTTCTACCTGAACCGCGCTAATTTGTTGAAACTCTGGAGATGCAGTAATGCTAACCCCATAGGACTGTAGGGCTCGAACATCGTGAACTATAGGGTAGAGCCCATTTGGGCCGTTCCTAATTGATATCGGCAACACCTTTGAAAGCTCTGAAACCCAGTCCCACGGGCTGGCTTCAAAATCACTGATGTACCCCGATATTTTGAACTTATTCAAGTAGTCCGATACTGCCGCAAACTCGCCATGGTCGACTTCCAGTGTTGAAAACTGTAAGACGTACCTAATGACATCTCCTGCACCATTCAGGTCTTGGTTCAACCTCCATGGATTCCTAATCCCACCACCGTAGTTCGACCCCTCGGCATCTCTCCAGTTCACCCAATACGGTTCTTCTCTATTATCGAAGACCCCAGAATCAAATGTGACAGCGCAGTAGGCTATGTTTCGTCCTAACTGATCTGTCCCATTGACAACGGCGAAGTCTTTCTTGTCGCCGATGTTATTTATTATCATTACAGTCTTAGCATTTACGTGATGACCAGCGATCAACAGTCTGGTTGCCGATCCCGCAGCAGAGCCAGATGTGGTGTAGTTCAGTATGTAGGCCGGGCTTCCTGGGAAATATCTTGATGTGCCATCGGAGTCTTGGTATGTGCCCGGAGTACCAAATACTAATGGATACGGCTTTCCATCGTGCGGCGTTTCACTCGCTGTAGTCACCTCTGACTGGATAGACATGGTGGAAGGTATAATCCTCCCATTGTCCTGTGCAGCAGAAGCCTCTACGCTAAGACTGACAATGCCTTTCGGGCGATCTGGAAAAGCGTACATTGGGGAGCCAACAAACCCAGAAAGAACGATCATTCTGCCCTCATAGGTTTGCTCAATAGAGCCATCGGACACAAGAACGCATGACAGCTCGGCCTTGGAGCCAGATAGGTGATGCCCTTTTTGGATTTGGCTTGCTACGTCGATTTTGAAGTCTAAATCTAACGATATTACTTGCTGGTCAATAGAGTGGTCAAACCTGCTCAGTGTCTCACTAAACTCAGGATCATCGAGTCCCCCACCGAAAGATATGAAAGATCCATCATCCTTGGAAATATCTACCGGTTTAGTGGAAAACCGATAATCCTTCCCCGCAAAAGTGACTTCGAGTAGCCAGATCAGCGAAGAATAATTGGTTTCCTTAAACCTGATCGGCATTACACGATCTCCTCAATACTCACAGAAGCAACCCTGAAAACTTCCCCAGGGTCCACGTTCTCGTCACCCACAACACTCTCCAGACGCGCAGGAGATGTAAGCCGACCAGCTACAAACTGGTGACGCCTGTTTAGGGTGATTGTGTTTCCCGACTTGTCCACAGATGGAAGGTATACGACAGCCTTGTCTGGCCCATCCATCATGCGAACAATGCCCTCGATCTGGTATGGGACACCACCCACGCTTGCGATGGGCTCCGCGCTTCCGTCTGCCGAACCAAGTATATAGTCTGGATCTGGAGAAGAACCCTGCACAGAGCTGACATCTACCCCATCGGTCCACGCCAACTGAACTTTCCTTTGGGCAGGTCCATAGTTATTGGATGTAGTTGTTCCATCCGTCCTGCCTACTACCGAGGTGTTTGCAGCGGTTTCTATTATGCGGCCCCTGGAATATTGGCGCCCGAAAGCCTCAACCCATCCGACTATTACGTTTCCGATTTCAAAGTATCCATCCACGGTACTTTGCGCGTCAATCATAAGTCGATATCCGGCATACTTGGCACCATTGAGTTTGGCGATCACAGTCACGCTTGGCGACATGATGTACCCAAGATTTCCAGACGATCTATCGGAGGTTGCAGCCCCATCTAAGATAACAGTTGGGAGCTTTTGGGTGGTGGTCCCCTTCCACTTTCCACTGGTATTGGTGGATATCTTTCTAAGATTTGTACCGGTCGCGTCTTTCAACCCGAAAGTTCCGCCCTCAAACTCAGCAGTGTATAAATACTGGCTCCCAGACGCGGTTCCCTTCGGCATAATGGACCCACCCTCTCGGGTCCAATGCAGGTCAGTCATGCCCGATGCAGAATCAATCTCAGCTATTGTGTCCCAGGACGTTGTCCCAGAGTTGTAGCCCTGAAGCTCACCGGTCCTCCAATTGATACCAAGTAGGCAAATTCCGATAACGTCATTCCCTGGGAACGAGTCATCATCGCCCAAAATTGTATTGTCCAAGGCAAGGGCGATTGTTTGCTGAGTAACACCTGTGCTTCTCCACTTTACCCGTGGAGTCTGGGATTCGGAAAACATGATCCGACTTATCGGGTACCCGTATCGAGTGTTTACGAGGAATAGATCATCCCTGCGTGCAGGGCCACCGTAGGCTGTAATAAAAGTCCCAGCATCTACATAAGAGCGACCACCAACGGTCGAATAGCCTTTTGCCCACAAGTCTGTTGGGTTCACTTGCGCAGTTATGTTTTCACCAACAGATTGTCCCATAGAGACATGAAACTCAGACCACTTGCTACTCGTTATTGCCGTTGATGCAGGGACAGCGATATTTCCCCACAGTATCTCATTGTTTGTTGCGGCACTCGACGTATCATTGTTCAAAGTCGTGCTGCCAATGGACTTTGTCCACTCTCTATCGCTCGCGCTGTTCTTGGGTCGGTACCATACTTGATAAACCCCATCATTGTTCCCGTCCGAGCCGCCCTTCATTGCCACAATAAATTCATGCTCGGTGGTCATATCTATCGAAACGTCCGATCCGATCTGGGCGGAAGCATTATTGTCATAAACCCTAAATGCAGTAGAACCGAAAGCTATGGTTGCATCGTAATCATTATCTGGACTGTTCTGAGCCAAGCGGATTCGAACGCCAACATTTAAGTTCGCGACCTGTCCGGCAGTACACAGCATTGAAAAACGAACGAGAAGCCCGTCGTTAAACACAGAAGAACCGGGGTTGGCAGAGTACCGGTTATACTCAGTGGCCCCAGTTATGGCTATCGATAACATCCCGGATGAAAGGCTTTCCGATACACCGGCCCCGGTAGAAGCTGTGGCCCTAGTCCAATACCCAGTGTCTCCGGGTAAGTCGAACGGGAGCCAGTTGTACTCCCATCCACCGCGCTTGGTTTCATCGGTATACCCCTCAATGGCTGGCATTGTAACCGTAGAGCTTCCGCCTAATGAGAGCATTGATAGGCTGTAGTCCTGGGTTCCTGGATGAGCCCTATGCAGCCCCATCATGACCACCCGACCCCTAGCAAAAGTGGTCACAAACGTGGATGGGGCTGTACTGGTGTCCCCGCCATCCCACCAGACCCCGGCAGGGGATGAGTATGTCGAGTCCCCAGCGATAATCCCAGATTTACCTAAGAACTCAATTGAGTCCCCGTCATCTCTGGATACGAAACAAACACCGAACCTGGTTGTAGTTGGAGAGACAGTCCCTTTACCGATGGCGTAAATGTATATTTGGCCATTGTCCGATATCGCTACGCAACTCTCATCTGCTTCAACGTCGGAAGTGAATTCTCCATTGTTGGACGGATCTGAACTAATCGGAGCAAAATCTATACTCAGCTCGGAGGTTGAAACGCTTTCAGCGGTTGTAAGCGCCTGAAATGCGGAGCCAAGCTTCGAGATTGTAACCACCTTGGCGGACTCGGTCTGTACCGACGTAACAATGAAGGACGATGCCTGATAGGCAACGTCGAACTTAGACAATTCATATGCGAACCCAGAGACACTGGCCCACGCTACTCCTGTGGTGGGCGCGTCTTCCACTTTAGTAAAGAACAGCCCGGCAGAGTCGGAGGCGTATTGCTTCCATAACTGCCTATTTGTTAAGTCATCATTGTTGCTTAAAAGCCCAACCATCATCAATACCTGACCGCCCCCGTAGGCTGCCCGTATTCTCTGCATCCGAAACGTAGTGTCACCACTGCTTGCCGCAGCGGAGCTGATGGAAATCGGGTCTTGAAGTACCGCGCTGGCAGCCACTGTCCAAGTTGCGCCTTTATCGGTGGATTCATAAGCCCGGATATTCCCGAGGCCGGATGAGGTTTCGGCCAAGTAATAGAGGAGTACACGGTCACCGGGAAGCTTTAGGAGGTGTACATGAAAGTCACCGTCAATCGAATCGCTTGGTTCGTTGGATTGTGTATAAACCACCACTTCAGACCCAAAGGTTGAGGAGCCTGCTGCCATGGTGCGAGTTCGAATCGAGTAACTTCCACTTCCAGATGCGTCCTTGTAATAGTAGGCGCAAATTACCGTCTGATCGTCCAATGAAACAACGGACGGATGTCTTACAGATTCACCAGTGGTAGATGTTTCTGACCAGATCACAGATTGGTAGCTAGTGATGACGTTTGGAACATCCCACCCACGGTATAATGTGGAGGCATCTCCCTGATTTTTCCACATGAAAGATGCTGGACCCGTTTTTGATGGGTGACCAGGCTCGGAAGTGCGGATCACATAACTTTTAGATGCTGGCTGATCCCCACTTGATGTAAGGGCCAGGTCATAGTTGCCCTGAGCTTCTGGTATTCCTGGTAGTGGGTCTGCCTGGGTGAAAGAAGACTGAGCTGACCATATGGTGGTTAGACGCGGGTCCGGGATCAAAAGGCCCCGAAACTGAGCCTTGGAAAGATCTGACGCCATTAGTAACTCCGTTGTCCGACTGGATACTCTCTCGCATCATTGAAGAATCCGCGAAATGCTCCGCCCTTTCGGTATTCATCCTTGATGAATCTATCAAAGTGTCGGTAGGCCGGTACAACGATAATCTCCTGACCCATGTTTCCGCCTGAATTCAAGGCATTCACACCCTGCTCTCCAATGCGCTCTGTCGCTGCCCGGTTGAGCACAGATTCGCCTGGCAAAACATTTACTCCGATCTGATCTGGAGATTCCGCCATAACGCCACCCTTAATTACGCCACCAATGTCGAATGATGGTTTCTCAGAAGCCAACATGGACATCTGGGCTGCGGTTATTCCAGCCATTCCAGCAGACAAGGCACCGGCCAGCACCGGGTTGGCCGCGTGCTCTTCCCAAATATTGGCTATGGCAACAATTCCGCTGATCGCAACCTCTCCAATCGCAGCGGCCTGGGACAGGTAGAACATCTTCTTCTTCTGTTCCGCAGTCAGATCGTCCACGTTTTGCGATATGGCCATTAAAACGTCAGATGTTCCCTGAAGCAGGGTGGAGCTAGCGTCTGAGAAGTGCTGAATGTCCTCAAGCCTTTTCTGTTTGATGGCGTCACTTTGCTGATCTTCCAGATCTGACCTTTTTTGGAAATATTCCGCATCTATTTGGCTCTTCTCATCCGCGACCAAACGATTGATTTCCACCTCGTCAGCCCCAAGCTTTATCGCAGCCTTGCGAAGCTCCTCCAGCGTGTCAAGCTGATTTTGCTTGAAGTCCTCTAAGGCCTTCATCTTCTCTTTATGTGTTTCGGCAACCCTCCCCATAGAGATGTTCTCAATATCTCGAATCGCTTTCTCTATCTCATTTATGGAGCTTATACGGTCATTCTCTCTCTGCTTGTTTTCCCGATCAAGGAGTTCAGTTGTCTCGACAGCAAGCACTCTCGTCAGTAGCTCTTTCTTCTGCTCTGCGGCCTCAATTACAGCAGCGCTTCTTTTACTATTCTCGGCGCTTTTCTGGTACTTTGCGATTACCTTATCCAAGCCATCTATTTGAGCCTGGTAGGACTGTTGAAGCTCCTGCATCGGGCCTTTCAAGGTCGCATCAATTACAGCGTTCTCGGCCTCCAGACTTTCGAGAACAGAGTTCCTCTCTCTTACCCAGGCCCTACTGGCGGCGTTTATCCTTTCCTGCTCTGCTATCTCTTCCTGGCGCCTCCTAACAGCCGCCGACAAGGCCGCATTGAGCACTTGGTACAGGTTTAAAGTCTCTCCGGTCGATTTGTTAATCGCCCCATAAACGCTGCTGCCCCGCTCTGCTATCACCAGCAGATCTTCCTCAATCCCAAGCCTCTCTCTGGCTGATATGTTCAGTAAGTCGATCGCATCTTTGGCTCTTTTGGTGGCCTTCTCAGTCGTTGTGCCGCTTTTGTTGGCAGCTTTTTCAGCATTTACGAATGAATGAGCAGCAAGATTGATTTCTCGCTCTGAATGCTTAAACATTCCGGCAACCTTCTCCATGGCGCCAGCAGAACCATCAGCAGCCCTTTCATGCTTGTTCATCTCCTTGACGTAAATTTTGAAGGCGCCGGCCCCATCCGCTGCACTGGTGACCACATCTCTGCCTAGCTGAATTTGCCTCTCCATGGCATCGTTCCAGCTTGCCGCCTGTATTTCTCTCTTTTCAAGAAAGCTGTTTCTCTTCTTATCTGCCTCCGCAGCCTCATGCTGGGCCTTGGTGTGCTCGTAAAGCTGCTGGATCAGCTTCCTTTCTATGTCTACTGATCTCTCCAGACGTTTAAGGCCAATCTCCCTGATCCTTTCGGCCTCCTTCCGCCCCTCGGTGCTCTTGTCGAGAGCTTTCATCTCTCTAAAAAGCGTATCTATAGCCCTCTTCTGTTGCTTCTCGCTCGATTTAAGGGCGTCGATGTTCTCCCGGAGCTGCTGGTCGTATTCTTTCTCTTCCCCGGTCAACAGCTTTAACTGATCCTTGTAGTCACGGATCCTCTTGCCCTGTTTCGCGATTTTCTTACCAAGCCTGTCCCAGGACTTTCCGAGCTTCTCGTTTTTCTCGATTGTTTCCTCGTAAGGCTTTTGGATAAAGTGATACGCGGCACCGAGGGCCATGACACTAGCGGTGACTATGGCAAAAACCCCAGGCGCCTGGGTTGCTGCAAGAATCACCTGCTCCATGCCTGCCGCAGCATCGCCCGCAAGCCTGGCGTTTTCAGCCATAAACTTGCCCGTCTTGGCGAGAGAACCAGACAGGTGGTCTGACATTGTCGCAAGCGCCTGCATGGAGCTGTCAACTCTTCCCATTCGGTCAGAGACAGCCTCAAGGTTCTTCCTGTTGGCGCCCACCTCCAGCCCAAGCATTTTGGTTTTCTTAGTGTACTCCTCGGTAGCCTCTGATGCTTGATCGATAGATTTCTTGGCCTTGTCGGTAGCCTTCTTGACCTTGCCCATGGCCTTTTCAGAACCTTTACCGACTTCTCCGAACTTCTGGGCAGTCCCCGAAAGAGCATCGATTAAAAGTTCGACCCTCTTAGCCACGTCATTCATCGCTGCGACTAAATCAGAGGAGTCTCCAGTAATCTTAATTTCGACAGTTTCGTCAGCCATATCATTCTCCTGCTAGTGCATTATACCGCTGACGGGTCTTTTCCCATCTCCTTCGCTTCGATGCCTTCTCTTTAAGTTTGGCGTCTTTTGGGCTCTCGTTGTGCAGCCGCCAATCGGCAAGAAGCCTGAGTTTCATCTGCCTATCCAGGCCGATATACCACCCAGGATCCCTGCCCCAAAACCGGTCAATAGCGAACGCTACCCGGTCAAGCGATCCTCGGCTGCTTCTGTAAAATCCTCCATGTTGACGATCTCCTCGTCTACCATGAGTTCCTTCGAACACCAGTTCAAATAGTCTGCGCCAAAGTTGAGGATTCTCATCCAACGGACACCATTTTTTCCAAGCCAATCAATGACCTGGTTTCCATAGGCTATGAAGTCTCCAGAAGAGATGTCGTATTCAGGGGCAGACTCTGTGGCGGGACTGGACCGGTCAAGCCCGAGTCCAATCGCTGCCGCAGATAACTTCGCAAAAATTGAGGAGTTGTCCTCCCTCTTCTGTGCCTGGGCTACAGCAAACCATAGGTCTACCGTGGCCGAAAGGCTGTTGGGGAAGGACAGACCAACCTCTTCTTTTCCAATCTTCAGTGTTTGCTCAAACATCATTGCTCCTTTTCAAATCATGTAGGCTCGGTGTATGCGACTCCACCATAGATCTCGGCGGTCACACTAATAGTGTCTGGGTCACCCTCGCTGAAGCTCCAGGTGCAGAGGCACTTTGAAGCAGTCGCCCGGTGGTCGTTGGCATCACCATGCGAGGTTCCCTCTACGGTAAACTCGATGTCGATCAAGAACTGCTCGTACCCAGTTCCGCCAGAAGAGGTGAGCGACACTGGTCCACTGTTGTCCAAGAAGTCAATCAACGAACCGGCAGAGTTGTCGTGGAATTCGCGCATCATGACGGTGAAGGAGAGAGATGGTACCGGATCATCGCCCTTCCGTAGGCCGACAATGGTTCCGCGATCTCGGATCACGATTCGATCCGCCTTGGATCCGCCATCGAACGATAGATCACCGTTCTCATACGCGACGGTGTAGGTGTTACTGCCACCGTCTTTGAGGATTATGGTTCCGTCCCTGCGGACTTTGACAACAGTTGATTCGGCCATCATGACCTCCTAAATGGTGAGAGTAGTTTTGCAATAACACGCTGGACGCCAGAGAACTTGGAAGCCTTCTTAGAGGTCCTCGGGGAGTTCTTAGACTCGTTAACTATACGCTGTGCGATTCTCTTTTCCAACTCTGGAGAATGCTTGGTTTCAATCATCTCCAAAACCTTGAAAAGCTCGGGGTTGCCCATCTTTCTTCTCGATACCCATATAGGGGGGCTGCCCCCGGGAGAGAAAACGTAAGGGCGGTTCCTATACTTGGCTGCAAGACCCCCCTTCCCTTTGCTGGCATAATAATCGGCCCGCCAATCGATAGCGTCGTTCTTCAGAACTATGACAGCACCAGTTCCGCTTGGCTCTACCGCAATCTTCCAAGCCTTTTGGGAGATGTTTCGATACCCTGACGGCCTGTCCTTGTACTTCCAGCCAGACCACATTCGCTTAGTGTCCGCAAGAATCTCATCGGCCATAATGTGCATCTCATCTACAACGAGCTGAACAATTCTGAATTCTATGTCGTCGAAGTTCAAATATGTAGAATGTACAACAGCTTTCATTGCAAAAATCCTGTACCAGTAGGCTTTCGATTATTCTCCGTTCTCTGTATTTCGGCTCTCATGTCTCGAAACAGGTTTGGCTTTACCTGGTTGAACGCTTCCGCGATAACGTCGTGATATATCGGCCTTCCAAGCCAGATATTATTAATCCTTCTGGTGCCTTTGGCGTGCACCCAATTCGCATACCAGGCAGAATTCTCAATATATAAACGGGTATCACCAGGAACAGTCTCCAATCGAGGAGCCCATCGGACAAGGCTATATCCGGTCAATATTGGCCATTCAGTTTCAATCTTTTCAATAAGACTGAATGCGTATTCAGTCAGTAGGTTTTGTTCTCGAATGGTGTATGGGCGTACTCTTCCATGTATTCGATTGACCATCTGATCGATCGACCTAAGACGGATTTCAACCGACACTTCTCCCACTAAATCACCATCGAAAGATTGAACACTACGTCGAGCGGAAAGCTCTGTATATAATAGGCACCACCAGACAGGTACTGGGACGTAGATGCTCCAACGTTAATAGAGCCCTCCTGGGTCAAGGATGTTCCGCTCACGTCGAGGTACTTAATGGCGGTATGTAGATCTTGAAGGGCCTGGCTGATCGCGGTCTGCCCACTGTTTGGGTTGATCCGATGCCCAAGCTCGATCTGGAACCGAACAGAAACCCGCAAACCAGCTACAGTTGGCTTGAATCGATCCGGGCTCGAAGCAGGGGACATACTCTGCATCTTGACAGAGAAAGAGCGGTTCATCTGCGGAGCCGAGGCGTTGGATACACCAAGTGGGCTTACCGCTTTAGCTAAACCCGCTGCTTCAAGCCTGGCAATGATGGCAGTCAGGGCTGAGTCGGGAGTCATTAGTAGTTCCGTCGAGTACGATTCCGCCTATAGCTTAACGGGGTCAGATAAGTGACGGCAGGTATAGACTGCTGACGATCGCTCAACTGGTTGTCTTCATCCTGATCAATTCTGCTACGGAGCTTCGAATACGCCCGCTCATATTGCTGCTCATAATAATCCGAGAGCTGCATGTATCGGTCGCCTGCATTGAGCAGCGTGGCGTAATCCCGAAATATCAACGCCAAGGAACGGGCAAACATGACGTTGCGAAAAGCGCTCGGTGTACGAAGTCGCCAGAAGTAGCTTTGCTCCGAATACATACGATTGGTGATGTCACTCCAGGCATCATCAATGTACTGTTGGCAACTGGTAACCCCAGATGCGAGCAGGTTGGCCACATCTGAATGGCGATTCACCAAATCGGTCTGGCCGATGGGTGGATAGAGCCTGGCGACGCAGAGACACGCATCATTGTTGAACCGATACGTCTTGCCACCGATGACAGCATCAAATCTGACAAGCCAGGATGGCCCCAGAGTCTTTCCGCTGGTGTCGGCAGCAGCAACAGTCCCAGAGATGGTCCCAGAGGCTACAGTGGCCGTCTGGGCGTCTACAATGGCGTTTCCACCCGCATCGTACAAGTAGAACTTGCCGGACGTGATGGAGGTCGCAGAACCATCCTTCTCAATATCGAGAGAGATGGTCTGAGACTTGTTGTGCTCAATAAGAGTAGGCCCCCGAAACCGGGCACTGTAAAGAGTATCCGACATGAGGGCCTCCTATTGATTAGGTTGGCGAACCAGAAACCATGAAGAACAAGGACCAGCCAGAAGAGGCTCCAGCGGCCACATCGTCAGATGCGTACACAATGGCCATGTCGTTCTGATCTGCTCTACCCACCTCGGCGGAGCCGTTGGGCTGGCAGATGATTAGAATCTCTTCACCCGTGTTGGCGATGACGTAAAAACGTCCCTTGGTGAGCCCGCCGGGTAGGATCACGGACTTGTTGCCGCCACCCGGATCGAGTGCCTGTGCGATCGAGTCCTTCAGGGTGAGCGTCTTATCACCTGTCAGAGACTCTGCATTCCAAGCGCCGGGCAGCGCGAGGGGTCGTGGGATCTTAAAAGGGTTTGAACCGTTAAATGCCATTTCATCCTCCTACGGATATTCCCGGCACGGGATTAAAGTCTACTTCTTATCTTCCCGCCTGTCTGCTCGAACAGCACACTCGACGGCCTTCTTCTTAGCCTTGCTCGCGTTGGCCCCATTCTGGACCATGTGTCGAACCATTCGGTCGATCTGTTCGCGGCGCCCGCCTTTCTCTCCAGACATCAGGACTCCTTGAGCGGATCTGCCGCTCTTCTGCGAGATGCCTTTGGCTTGGACTTGGCTGCCTTGAGCTTCACCGCAGTCATATCAGCCCAGCACTTCTTCATATCCTCAAGCTTCTGCATCTCTGCGTCATACTTCTCTTGAAGGTGGGGATTCCGATGAATCTTTGAACCGATCCTCTCGGTGCGGGTGACTTGCTTTGCAAGAATCATTTCGTAAACCTCAGCGATCAGGGGCTGGATAATTCCAGAATCCTTGAGCTGCTTACGAAACCCCTTCCACTCATCGGCCCTTGATGACCAGATGATCTGACCATCAGGAAGCACCGTGGCCTCAGAGCAGAAGTCGCAGTACCACTTCGCCCCATTCTCGCAGTCGTAATACTGGACGTAGCCCTCGTATTCACCAAGTCGACTGTCGGTGGGATCGATATATGTCCCCCCCTTCTGGGAAACGCCAACAATTACTGGAGTCAAATCTCCGCTTTTGCCAACACCGTTACAGCCCGGCGTGGCGATAACCTTCTTTGGAATGGGTAGAAATCCCCATTCAGGGCTGACAAACTCCCATGACTTCGAGTAGTGAACGTACACAAACCGCTTTCCTGGCCTCGCGCCACGCCTAAGCGGTAAACCATGTGAGTCCCTAACGTGCGCTTTCTCTCGTTTTGGTTGTGTGAGTCGCACTGTTGATTGCTGCATGTCTTGCTCCTTAAAGAAAAAGGGAGCCCCCAGAACAGGAGGCTCCCTTAAATATTTAGTTCACGTCAGAGATGATCTCTACACCGCGAAGGTCTTCAACCTCGACAACAGCCGGATACATGTTCGCGATACATTTACTCATGGCGTTGTCTGCGTCCCGGTCAAGCTCGACCAGAACCTCTCCAGCATCCACAAGAATGTTGTCTTGAGGAATGTAGCCCTGAAGCGACCGAACCGGAGCCATGGTGTATGCGAAGCATCCATCCACAAACATTGCGCCAGCCCAGTCAGCATTTGCGTTGACCTTGGTCACGCTGTCGCTCTGGTAGAAGCGAATGCCCAGGAAGTCGCCCTGATAACCAGGACCACGAGCCTGAAGCGTTTCAGCGGTAGCTTCACGGAACTGGATAGCTCCAGTCTCGCTACGAAGCGACTGGCGAAAGTCGTTCATCTGCTCGGCGTGCAGCACAGCCGTATATGGGCCGGAAGCATTGGAGTTGTTGAGCTGGAACAGCGCATCGTAGATGGTGTCCACGTCAAGGTCAACAGTAGTGGTTCCAACCTGGCTTGCGAGGCTTGGGAACAGGTTGCAAAGGAGGTCAGTCATGGTCAGACCAGCGCCTTCGACAAGCTTGTTCACAACGCGGTCGATGTCGATGGGGCCACCGGTGATGCCGAACAGATCGGTCACTTGATAGGCTCTCGCATAGCGTGCAACCTGCAAGGAGAACTTGCTAGTGCTGTACGCGGAATTGGCGACAGCCGTTCCACCAGATATTTCAGAGGCTGCGGCAGAGAAGGCTCCAGGAATGGCGTCCAGGGTTACCTCCATCTTATCCGAGCCCACTGCGCTCCAGGGGATCAGGGTCATGACGCTCCGTAGATCGGTAGCATCATAGAGCTGTTGACGAACAAGCGCGGAAAGAACCTCCGCAACGCGACCACCGGAGGTGACTAGACCGTCGACTCCGTCAGTTCCAAATTTTACTTCATTGGCCATGGTAATAGGCTCCCAATAGTGAGGAAATGATTTTCGACACCCACTATCGGGGGGCGGAACCGCTACACTACAAAACTATCTCTTGACGCTACAGCATGTCAAACAGAAGGTGCTTTGATCAGTCCTTCTGCCGCAAGAGCCTTCAGAATCGCATCCTTAGATGCCCCAAGACCAACACCCCTGTTTCGCGCAACCGCTGCTTTGATGTCATTGGCCGACCACTGCACACCGTTGTTGTGTACCGGTTGATCTGCGCCTGCATTTGGGTTGCCCTTCAGCGCAACAGCCGGGCTGGGCTTCTCTTCGACCTTTGGCTCTGCCTTGGCCTCGACTTTGGCCTCAGCCTTGGGCTCTTCCTTCTTCAGGAACGGCGCCAACAGTGCAGATGGGTTCTTCTGCTGATTGGCCATCCAGGTTGCAAAGTCTCCGGGGTCCTTTGCCTTGCTGAAGCGCTCGCGAACGAACTCTCGGACCTCTGCATCGATGATTCCAGCAGAGATCAAAGCAATATCTTGCTCATGTACGGACGAAGTGGTGTCGAGCTTCGCATGTGCCTCGGAAAGTGCGGTCTTCAGACCCTTCACTTCCTCAAGAATCTTCGATAACTGCTCCTCCGCTTTCCTCCGCTTCTCCGATTCCTCCCTCAGCCGGTAGCTCGGTACCGTCCCCGACGAGTTCTGAGTCTCCTCCTTCGTTTCTTCGCTCATTGTCATCACCCTGTGTCGCTGGTGTTGCGGTTTGTGGAGCTTGCTGGCTCCGGTTTAAGATCTTGGTCATCCGATCGATATCAATAAGCCGACGAACGGCCTCTTCATCGCTCTCAACACCCGGATTCAGGCGTCGATACGCTTCAACACGGGAGATCAGTCCCATCTTCAGCTCTGCTTCGATGACTTCAGTGTGAGTCTTGCGCTCTTCGGGCGTCGTTCCCACGTTCGAGTATTCAATACGATAATCCCCAGGCTCTTCTGGGAGGTTTGGAGACACCATCGAGTATGCGTTGGCCATCTTCGCGGCCTTGGCCAGAATGCGCTGATCAGCCATGCGTCTGGCCGGTTCTGTGCGCTTCTGCTGGGCTCTTTTGCCTTGGTTTGAGACTACGATGGCGTACCCTGACTGCCCCTGGGTCAACTGTAGGTCGCTTGGGTTCAATCCAGCGTAAACAGCCAAGCCTTTCTCATACATGCGCAGCGATTCGGCAGCCGTTCGAGGGTCCATGGCAGCAGAATACTGCCCAAGTACAGCCCCAGTAGGCCCATCCGACTTGAATCTCAGGATGGACTTGTGATCTGTCGGGATGACTTCGACGTTGTGTCCCGAGTAGTGCCGGGTGATGCCCGCTTGAGTAGAAACGTCAACCGCATAGCGCTGAGGATGAGATGCGGAGGTAAAACCGTCACCCCAGTGGGTCCACAAAGCGGCCAACCTAAGCGAACCGGCCACGAGTTCCGCGCCCGTATGGTAGGACCAGAGCTGTGGGGCGATTTCGGCATGGATCAACTCATATGGAAGGATGGGCTTGCCCTCTCGGTCCATATAAGGGTACTCACCAGCCAAATCGGGCGCAAACTGTGCAGTCACATCGGTCCAAACATCACCGGCTTTGGTCAAGATCTTAAAAATCGGAGTCGGAGACATGATGTCCCAGATCTCTTTGGTCCAGACCTCTTCCCCGTTGGGCAGGTGGCGCAACCGAACTTCCGAAACATATCCCGGAACATCTGGCTCATCAGGCAAAGCCCGACAAACAACCAAGTCTGGGGCGACCGGACGGTAGTGGACGTGATTCCCGCCCGGAACCCAGTCCAAACGGAACAGCGACTCTCGAATAGCCTGCGCCCAAAGATCAGCAGTCTGCCGCTGGGGCCACAATCTGTGGGTAATAACCGAACTCATGCTCGGGGACTCGCCACCTTTCAATGAAACCATTGGCGCGTCAAGGTACGCATTGCATAGCTGCTGCCATACCATGCGAAAGGTGTTCCGCGAAAGGTCAGGATTAACCTCCAGTTCCATGGAGATCTCCGCAGCAAACATGCCGCGTATTTCTTCGATCACATCTTCCCGGTGTTGTCCCGTCAACATGCGATAACGCAAACTTTGAACGTCCCAACGAGCAACGTCTTCATCGGACTGAGGCAGGTAATCACCAGGAATGTCGTACATGTGCGCTCCACTACCCGATCAGCATGAGTCCCGGACCCTTGTTGCCGCTCGGCGCCAAGTATATCTCGGAAATGTATCCGCAAGAATCAAAAGGATCTTTAAGGTCATCGTTGGCACCACGCCAGTGGCGCAAAGTATGGATCAATCGGGTGCATCCTTTATGTACGCGGAATCTTCCGTCGACACAAGCACTCGACATCATACGAACACGCGCATCGATAGATCCACGGCGCTTATATGGCACCCTGATCTCAAAAGGAGCCTTGGAGGCGCCAGCAATACGCGCGAATTCACGCATATATAGGTCATTTAGGCTGAAACCCATGCCCATTTTGCCCGCAGAGTTGCTATCGCCCCTTGCCTCGTCAACATCCGAAAGCTCTAAGCCCCAAGCACGAAGCATTTCCGTTATGGCTCGGGCCTCGGACGCGGGGGTTGAGAGTTCGTCATCAGAGTGCTCATCGAGAACCCAAAGAGTAAACCCATCCCAAGCAACAAGGTGGCAGACCGACTTACCGGGACGCACGCCATGGTCGAATCCAAGCCCGATGGACTGGATGTCTTTCGGCACATCTTCGTCGTCGAACAAGTTGCCCTCCGAAAAGCCCGATACCCAACGATCTTTGGTGAGCCCCTCCCACTGCGCCAAGATCCGCTGGTTGTATTCCCAGGGCGAGCACTCCAGTTTCTGCGCTTCGATATCTTCTTCGCTACGATGCGGCGCATTCTCCATGGAAAGCTCGATGTGTTCGACGTGCCACCCCGGTTCCGGGTCAATATTGTCTTCAATCGATCCCTCCAGCATATGTTGCAACCACTGCACAGGCCGCCCAACCGGCGTGAGCGTTAGCCAGTACGGCGCCATATCCATGGTTAAACGTGCTCTTAGGCCGTGCCAGTGACTTTCTTTGGGGGGCTCATCGACCCACGCCCACTGGACCCTTTTTGATTCCAGCGCAAGTAGCGACTGCTCGCATCCTTTACCCACCATCTGGCTACCATTGATAGTCCGAATAATCTTCTGGCTTCGATACAGATACCCAATGCCCGGCACATACTTACAAGAGTCATCAAGCACGCCCGGAGGCTCCAGTTCATGCATGACTTCCGATATAGTTTCCCAGCCGGTCCTTAAGTCAGAGCACAAGACCCACCCAGTAGAGCCAGGGTCCGGCACTTCTCGATACGGGTGGTCCGAGAGCAGGTGAAACCAGGCTTCAGCCGCACCCCAGTACGTCTTCCCCACCTTATTCGCCGCAATGAAGGCCCTTTTTCTATTTTGCGACCTGTGAAACCGCTTCTGCGGTGGCGACATTCCACCTCTTGGACCCGGTTGTTCCCCACAGTACTTCGCCAGCCCATTCTTCTGATACCCGCGTGCGGTATTAATAATAAACGCAGCAGGATCGAACATTACGAAGCCTCTTCTTCCATCGCCTCGTGCAAAAGCTCTGGCGGCAACTCCTTCAAAGCCTTCACAACCTGCCTTCTGCCTTCGAGTGTAGTTAGATCACTGCTGATCTCAGCCAACTCGTCCGGCACTTCTTCAATCGGCCCATCTTTACGCCACCCGTGACGGCGCTCAAGAATCCACGCCGCTGCTTGCCACGAGCCATTCATGGCCGCTTCTTGCACAAGCACCAAGTTCTTCTCTACATTCCGAGCCTTGGCCTCTCCGACCACCTTCAACAACAACTGCAACCGAGGATCACCCGCACCATTCCGCGCTTGAGCCATCCACCGGTAGTATGTCGCTTCAGTACAACCCGCGTAGGCCGCAGCATCCGCAGACTTCAAGCCCAGCTCAAAAGCAATGCCCAGCTTCTCAATAAGCTTGGGCGTGAGCTTGTTTTTTAATTTCGGGGCTGTAGCCAACTACTTCTTTCCTCTGCGCCTCTTGTTCGCGAGCTTCCGGGCCGCCGATGCGCGCTTGTAAAACGTCTTCTTCCCTACCTTCCTTCTACCAATATAAGCCGCAAGACCTTCAGGGTTGTACACTTTTGACTTCCCACCCTTCTTATTCCGAGCCCTGAGCGACTTCACCAGAGCCTTTCTGGTTGGGTTTCGCTTGGACGACTTACCCGTCCTACGTCTTTGCCTTGTAGCTCGTATTCCCTTTTTAGCCATGGCGGTAGTCCTTGACGCGTCAACGTCTTTTAAATTGCGGAAAGTTCAGAGAGTGAGGCACCCCTACGTCTGAGGGGGGGCACCTCTCGATCGTATCACGGATCATACGGACAATAACTGACCGTATCAACCATCACCCGGTTGAAAACTATACGGACAAAAAATGTCCGGACGAAAAATGTCGGAACAGATCTTGCCTTGACGGTTGAGCCATGAACAAAAGTTCAGCCCGTGTTGAAAACCATACGGACAATAAATGTCCGCCGTGTTCGTGTTGATACGTTCACTATCTTTGATGGAAGCGCTTGATCTTGTTCAGCTTTTCCGTTCGAGATGAACGGTAGGTCTCCGTTATTCCCCTTCTCGTTCATCCGATACAAGACCCGTCAAGGCCTAACCACGCGAGATCCCGAAGCTTTTCAGCGCCCCAAATGACCAGGTATCCATCCATAGGATCCGCACCTCCGCAAGGACTACAAGGGCTCTCTACCCTGTACCATCCCCCCAAAGGTTAGAACACTGATGGAACACGCCATAGTCGCGCTCAATCCTTGGATATGGCTCAAGTGTTCTAACCATGGAGCATTTTCCTATAAACTTTCCTCTTTAGTTTTCCCCTATAAATATTATTTATTCATACTTCCAGGAGTAAAGGATGGAGCACTATCTACAGTTTCACACGGTATCCAGGGTTTGAACAAAGTTATCCTGGTGCTCCATCGATGGAACACCAGGATCATATTGCACCATGCATAGTCACTACCTGCGATAGCGATACCTGGAGTGACGCCTCAACTCGCGCCGAAGTTCGTTCTCTTCTTCGAGGGCGTCCAGGTCATCGATGATTACCTTACCGTTCACGATCTTCTCCAACGTCCAGATGGCAATCACAGCCAGCAGAATCAAGAAGAACGCATTCGGATACAGGAAGGCTATCCGCTCTTCCCTTGTCCATGTAGAGACATCGATCGGATCGTCGACGGTATTGAAGCATTGAACCATTGTCACCAGTGCTATGGCTGGACCTCTCATCGTTCATCCCCTACCGGGATCAGCTCTACGATCTCCACTTCAGGGTAGGCCTCTGTGGCCAGCATAAGACGGAGTAGTTCCTCGACTTCCTGGTGATGGACGGTGTCCCACTTCTGATCCGTGGTTGGTTGGTAGACTAAGAATCCCTTGATAGTGATCTGGTATGCCTTAGTTGGGTTGATCTTACTCATTGTTATTGCTCCTCTTTAGTTTACGGATCAGATGGCGGACTTTCGGCCCGTGGTCAGGAAAGCCGATCACAGGGCCCGCTTTCGCCCCATTGCACAACCGACAGGTATTGCACGTCACAACGTCCGGCTTGAGGATTGCAGGGCAAACGATACCCGCGTTCCCTTCTGGAGTCTTGAACCGTTGCTGAGTCCAATCCCACGGCAGCACCACGGCAGCGCGGAACCCTGCACGGATAGCTTGATCGGCTTCTTGTAGCGTGTCAACGCTCGCCATAAACAGGCCCGCAAGATCTGGACGGCCGCGCCAATGATGCGTATATCCTACCGGGTCGAGCCCTTCCCCCTTGATGACATCCAGCACACGTGCCAGGTATCCACCGGGTAGCGCGCCAGGGTCGCCGATACTGCCCAGTCTTACCATCTTCGCCGATAGCCTACGATTGGCAAGCGCTCGCTTGAGGCTATACCTACGCTCCGGTTCAGGGTCTTTCGCATAGGCCTTGACCATGGCATTGTGACCCATGGCCACAGTACCGTTCTGCGCGTAGCACGTGCCGTCCGTAAGGTGCTTGCAACCCACGCACGAGGCCTTGCTCTCCTCGCGGGTGCGACCAATGGCCAGGGTAGGAACTGGTCCTGTCTTTGTATTGTTAGTGGTTCCCGTCCAGAGGGCGGCCTCCTCTGGCACTTGTGGTGCTTTATACGTCATCGGACCACCTCCGGATCTGGCTGGCCATGGTTAGTGAACTCGATAACAGGACCACGGGTTGACCCGTCGCACACGGTATGGAAGCGATCTACCGGGTTCAATTCATCTAGTCCCGATCGAACGATACCCGGATCTACACTGTTGGGGGCTTCATCTGGCACTTGTGGTGCTTTATACATCATTTGCTCAATACTCCATGAGATAAAGGGATAGGCCGAATGCAGCCGATAGCAGCACACAAGCAAGGGTCAGTAGGACGGTACTCATTTGGCACCTCGATCAATGAATGCTGCGGCCGGTTGATCTCGGTATTTCGTCCAATTCTGCAATACACGGGCCCGCGAGAATTCCTCGGCAGTAAACACCGGTACCCCAATTTGAGAACGCCGATCCGCATAGTCGAGGATATCCGACATGATATCCGACACGATATCCGGATCCGTTTCATCCAGTACCGCGCGGGTGAGCGGGTACGGTCCGCCTTTAATGGTATCCAGTAGGAAGTAGGCCAATTGTTGATAGGTCATTGCCGTGTTGCTCCGTTGGGTTGAATAGTCATCTAGGCTACCCGACAAGGTCGGGTAGGCTGGGGACAATTCAAGGCCGTTCATCGGGGCTTAAGTGACTGTCAGCCATCAATACATCGATAAGCCTGCTCAGGTATCTGTTGGGTTTCGTGGAACCTTTGATCTTTTCGTCTGCGTCCTGAGAAATCGCGGCACGCATGCGCTCGGACATGCCCGGTCTGATCGCCTCAACACAAAATAGAACTTCGTTCATCTTATCAATCATCCAATCAAGCTCTGCTTTCAATTCATCGCATATTTGCTCCTGAAGGCCTAGCTCGTGGATTGCGTCCTGCATGGTCTCTATGTGCTCCGGAAGGGTCATTGCTCTATGTCCTATGGTGGATTGTTTGCGCCCCCCGTGGGGGGCTGGGTGGGTGGTTCAGTCGCGCCCATCTGTGATCACAAGTGAAAATAGATCCGGATCCTTGCCTGCGGCCTCACCGCTTCTCAAGCGCTGTATGATGTTATCGTAGGCACCTTGAAACCGGGCCCCGTTGCCATTGTCCCAACAATCCCCACACATGCAATGCATAGCCACGGTCTCTCGATCATAGTCAATGTAGGCCAGTACAGCCCGACGCACGTCAAGGACGGCTCCACAGTGACAGAAGATCAAGCGGCTACAAGATGCACGCAACAGCTCAAAGTTCATTTCTTTCATGACAAGATCAAGCATTGTCAAAATCTCCAATTTGAAGTGAATAGGAATATACTGATTCGCTCAATTTCTCGACATCAGAACAGGCCGGCTCATTTGACATGTATTCGAGCGTTAGCGCCACCACGTCCAGTTTCGAGGATAGGCTTCTCAGTGCTTTAGAATAGTTTGAATCAATCAGAATCAAATCACTTTCGACAGAGAATCCACCTACTGAACCGACAAGGTGCAAGTTCACAATTGCTCTGTGTGAATGATTGCCAATTTTAGAAAGGTAAACCGTGTAACCTTCAAATTCGATTTTCATACTAGCACCAATGAAAGGTATGAAATAGCAGTGAAGCCGGTGATGGATAGAAAAGCAATACGCTTGATAGAGTCCATGTCCGCCCCCCTATGCTGCAATTGAGAGCATGAAGGGAGCAAAACCAGCAGCAGCAAGTGTGGCGATTGCAGATAGAATGAGGTGTCGAGTCTTAGTCATTTTGGTTGCTCCATCGGACGGGGGTTGAAGTTGTTTGGTTGTTCCCGTTTCCGATGTAATCATCGTAACGCGGAGCGCGTGACAGTGGTAATAAAAACGGCAAGATTTATTGGCCAATCGATGCACTGCGACCCATTTTTAAAAATGATCGTCTTAGTACTCAGGCGACGATCGTGTGGTGCGCAATGGTTTAAACGGTCGAACACCTCGAACACCTCGAACACCTCGAACACCTCGAACACCTCGAACAAATAAA